CCAGCCCTTGCCCAGTTCCGACTTCGCGACGCCCAGCTCCGGCGACAGCTTGCTGATCTCCTTGCGCAGTTTGACGAAGCCCTCGCGCCCGGTGTCCATCATCGTCCAGGCGCGCGCGGCCTCCTTGTTCCAGACGTAGAACTCGCGAACGCTTCCCGCGACCGCCCCGGCCGTCGCCAGCGAGGCCTTCTTCAGCCCGTCGGCCACCGCGTGGAACCCCTTGTTGAGCCCCGCCGCGACGGTCGCCAGCCCGGCGTACGCCGCCTTCAGCACGCCGACCTCGGAGACGTGCTTCTTGAGGAACCCGCCGATTTTGGTGATCCCCGTCGCGTCGGCGACGGTCTTCAGGAAGATCTTGACGTCCTTGCTAGCCACGGGCGGCCTCCTCGATGTAGATGTCCAGCGCCCGGAGCGCGCCTTCGCGGTAGTCGTCGTCGGCGGGCAGCACGCCCGCGTCGGCCTTGTGCGTCGTCTCCTTCTTCAGCACGAACAGGATCGACAGCATCCCGTTCGCCGCGCTCTGCGCCAGGAACGCCTTCTTGGCCTTCGTCACAACGAGGCGCAGGTTGTCGAACTCGCCGGGCGTCCTGCCTTCGGCCTTCGTCCCCGAAAGCGGGATCGCCAGCTTGCGGATGGGCTTGCCGGTGACGAGCGACACGCGCCCGCTCGGGCGCACCGTGCCGCCGAAGTAGCGCAGCGCGAGGCCCTCGTGCGGGATGGCGACCAGCGCCCCGTTGACCACGGCGCGGGAGACCACGGCGTCCGCCGCGCGCCCGTAGAAGTTGTGCGCCACGCCGCCGCGGTGCCGCGTGCGCGAGAGCTTTCGCAGGTGCTCGCGCGTCGTGTCCGCGCCCGCCTCCGCGACGACGCGGTTGGCGGGCAGCCCGCCGAGCCCGGCTTCCAGCCTGGCCAGCATGGCGCGCACCTCGGCGTCGTCGTAGGAAACGCTCATCGCGATCACGGCGCGGCCCTCCGCAGGATGCTCTGCCACACCAAAGCGGGCAGGCCGTTGGCGAGCTTGCCAAGCCGGAACACGGCGCTGCCGCCCTCGTAGTCCGCGCGCACGTCGAGCTTGTCCACGACCGACCAGCGCGCGGTCGCCGCGCCTTCGGCCATCGCGAGCACGTCGCCGCGATCCACGCCGCCGCCAAGGTTGGCCGCGACCTGCTCCGCCGTCGCCACGAGCGGCGCGTGCACGGGCAGCGTGGGGACATTGCCGCGGCCCTGCAGGGCGGCTGCAAGCGCCGTGCGCGCCCCCTGCGGCACGAAGCCGAAAGGAGCGCTGCCCTTGAGCCCGGCCTCGGCCGCGTCGACCAGCTCGCCGACGACGGAGGCGTGCGGCGCGACCCACACGCGCTGCGCCTCGCGGTCCCAGACCGCGCGGCCCTCGAAGGCGTCGACCCATTTGCCGACCACGCCCTCGTCCATGCCGGCCGTGCCGCTGGACTGCAGCTGCCGCATCGGGTCCCGGAGCGGCGCCGGCTTGGGCTGGCCTTCCTTCAGGACCTTCAGCTCGCGGGCGCGGCGCGCGTCCACGTTGCGCAGGCGCATGCCGCTCTGGTAGTCGAAGGGCGGGTACGGCTGGCCGAAGCGGGAGATCGCGGACCAGACAGGATCGTTCTTGAGCGCCACGAACGGCCCGTCCTGCGAAAGCGCGTAGGTCGCCGAGGTGCCGCCCTCGCCGAGCGCGGAGCGCGCGTCGTTCCAGCGCTCGCGCCACTTGCGCGGCACCTTGCGTGCCATCGCCCGGAACAGCTCCTGCGCGGGCCAGACGCTCATCACGGCCTCGTCTTGGTGCGAGCGCCAGACGGCGTAGCCCCGCGCGCGGCTCTCCTGCATGGAAACGATGAGGTTCGTCCGCAGGTCGCTCGACAGGTCCTTGAGCCCGCCCTTGTCCTCCGGCAGCGGCTCGTAGCCGAGCTTGGCCAGGCGCAGCTTCATCCGCGTGCGGATCTCGGCGGGGTTGGGCACCGCGCCCGGCGCGCCCTTGCCGGCGAGCAGCGCCACGATCTCGCGCTGCGTCTCGGCCAGGTGCCCGGCGTAGACCGTGCGCGCCGAAAACACCGACGCCTCGCGCAACGCCGCCGGCACGTGCTCCGCGATCTCGCGCGCGGACAGCGTCGTGGCGACGGCCCGGCGGGTGGCGAGGAAGTCGGCGGCGACGTTGGAGGGGTCGGTGGGCATGGGAAAAGAAGCCAGGGTTCAGGGTTCAGGGTTCAGAAGTCAGCCGACGGAGCGGTAGGCATCGCCGAAGAAGGTTACGGCGCGGTAGAAGCGGTCGCCCCAGCGCGGGGACCAGTCGGCGGAGATGTCGTCGCGCAGGTCGAGGTCGGCGGCTGCGTAGACGGCTCGGACGGAGCAACCCAGCGTTGCGGCGATCAGCGCGGCGGATCGGCAGTTGCGGTCGTGCTTCATGGAGCCCCGCGCCGCGGCGCGCCAAGCATGCCCTGCGACGCGCGGGCCGTTGGGTGTTCCCAGACTGAACAGGACGCGGCCGAAGAGCTTGATCGCGAGGCGGGGAGAGCTGCCGTCCCACGCGAAGGGCGCGTAGATCTCTTCGGAGCCGTCGGGGAAGATGCGCAAGCCGGGGTCGGCCTCGCCGTAGACGTTCGCCTCGCGGCCCCGCGTCAGCGCCAGCAGGTGCGGGCTCGGAGGGCAGCGGTAGTTCGATGTCAGGCGGTACAGCGTGCCCAGGGGGGCGACCTCCACCTTGCGGGCGAGGTCTAGCAGGGCGGTGGCGTTCATGGGGTGGCGTCCTCCTGGGGGAATTCAACCGGGATCGGGTCGCCGGCGTCGACGACGCCGATCCGGTACGCGCATGCGCGGAACACCAGCGCGGCCGCCAGAGCGACCAGCGCCAGGAGCGTGTCACGCAGGGATTTGCCTAGCATGCCTTTCATCCTTTCAGCGCGCGGCGCGCCTTGTGGTGCTCGAAGCGCCGGTCGAACTTGGCCGCGTAGTCCAGCGTGCAGTCCAGCATCCAGCGGGTCGGGCCGTTGTTGTGGACGCGGGCCATGTTGCGCAGGGTGCGGACGTTGGCGGGGAAGCGGTCCCAATAGTGCGTCGCGTGGATCAGCGTCATGTCGCGCGCCTTGACCGGGTCCGACCGGTCGGCCGGCTGGTAGACCGGGCGCCGTAGGATGCGGTTGACGTTGCGGACGAAGATCTCGTGGATCTGGTAGCGTCCCAGCGCCCGGCCCCCGTCCCCGACGGCGGAGTCGCGCTCCGCCTCGGGGAGGTGGCCGGTCTCGCAGTCCGCGATTGCGTCCGCAAACGCTTCTGGATAGGGCAGCGGCATGGGCTACTCCGCGGCGGGCGGGGCTTCGTTGATGATCGTGTCGCCCTCGACAACGGTGTCGCCTTCTGCCCGATCTTCGGCCCATGCCGCCACACCCCATCCGAACACCCCGCCGCCAAACGTCGCCAACCCATACCCGAACGGATCGGAGCGAATCAGCGCCTCATTCGTGAGACTCAGAGGCAAGCGGCCCGCCGCCACCTCATCCTTTTCCCACGCCTCCGACTGCGCAACCTTGTAGTTGTGGTACATCACGAATCCGGCCGCGGCGCCGCCTATGCCTCCGAGCATCTTCGGGCCGCTCGTGGAGCAGCCCTGGCAGAGCAGCCCGGCCGAAACGGCCAGCGCCCAGCCGATGCGGCTGCGCGGTTTCTTCAGCCACCCGCCGACCCGGCCGAACACCCGCGCGAACCAGCCGACGCGCGGCTCGCCCAGCCTCGGCAGCAGCTCCGTGATCCTGTCCGCCTCCGCGGCAGCCTTGGACTCCGCCTCCGCCAACGCCCGCGCCTTGTCCCGACGCTCAGCCTCTCCGATGTCGTATTCGCCCACTTTGCACCTGCCTTTCGTTTTGCTCGTTTACAGCGACGTGCCCCAAGGCACAAGGATCGCCAGCGCCGCGCCGATGGCGCCCAGGATAATGACCAGGGCGTATTCCCAGCGTTGCGGCTTCGCGGTCATGCCTTGCCCCGCTTCAATGCCGCGCGCGCGGCCAGTGCCGCGGCCGCGGCCAGCGCGAGGATGCCCGCGACGTTCTTCTTGCCTGCCTGTTCCCCGAGCGCGTCGAGCACGGCGACCTTCTCTTCCGCCGTCGCGTCCGGGGCCAGCTTCGCCGCCGCGTAGGCAGCCTTCTCCAGCCGCTTGAGGGCCAGGGAGACATTGACGGCCCCGACGACGCGGCCGGGCTGCACGACCCGCTTGACGGGCTCGGAGACGACCGTCCCGTCGGCGTAGGTCAGGGTAACCATGCCGTCCTTGAGCTGCGACTTCGCGACGCCGTTGACCTTGCGCCGTTCGGCATGCCGTTCGACGGCCGCGCCGAGCCCGTCGGGCTCGCTTCCGGGCTTGGCGAGGCAGGGTGGGGACAGCGCCGCGGACAGCGCCGCCAGGCACAGGATGCGGTAAAGGCTCATAGCAGGTTGTTCCCCTTGTACGTGGTTCCGTTCTGGACGGCCTCGACGGCGATCCCGCCGAGGAGGCGCACGGCGATGGCGTCGGCCCCGGCGCCGAGCGTCACCCAGCCCGTGTGCGGCAGGTACTCGACCTCCCCGACCTGCACCGTGACGCCGCTTTCCGGCACGCTCAGGTATTCGTCGGGAGCGAACCCGCCGAACTCGACCTCGTACTGCGGACGCAGCGGAGTGCCGGCAATGCCCTCCGGGATCGCGTAGACGTAGCGGACGCACTCGGCTCCGTTGACGTTCTCCGTCGCGGGCCAGAAGTTCGTCGTCGGGTCCAGGAGGCCCCACTGCCCTTCCGCGACGCTGTACCGGATGCGGATGTTGACGTTGGTCGCCGGCGGATCGCTGAACCAGACCAGCGCCGTCAGGTTCGACGGCGTCTGCGTGACCTGCTCGAAGCCGACCATGATGTTGTGGTTCGTTTCGACCGGCGTCCCGCGCGGCATGTCCAGGGCGATGTACGCGGCGCTGTAGTCCCCCTGGGCGAGCTGGTTGGTGAGGTCGATGCAGTCCTGCCGCGCGGCCTCGACCACGTTGGAGAGCGCCGCCGCGATCTGCCCCGCCTCGGCCGCGAAGGCATCCAGCGCCGCCGCCTGCGTGCCGCTCACGACGCGGCCGCGGACGTCCTTGAGCGATCCGTCGCGCAGCACCGTCAGGAGCTGCAACACGACGGACGACGGCTGCGGGTTCGGCTTGTCCCCGCCGTAGCCGGCGACCAGCGCCAGCACCACAAGGGCCAGCGCCCGCTGCCAATGGTTCGTCGAGCGCTTCAGCCTGCGCCACAGTCCGCACTTTGCCGCGCAGATCAGCGCCGCGGCCAGCGGCACGAGGCAGGCCAGAAAGGCTGCGGCAAGGCTATTCGGGCAGTTCACAGAACACCCCCCCGACGATGCGCCACGTGTTCGTCCCCTCCGTCAGCTCGACGGACAGGGGTATTTCGTTGCCGACCTTGATGCCGTTGCGCACCGGCAGGAAGGCCCCGGTCTGCTGCTGCTGGGTTTCGGCGAAGATGCGGAAGAACGAGTTGGTCTGTTCGTTCGGCACGGCCACCGTGTTCCTGAAGCAGTCGTACAGCGTCGCGCCGACCAGCACGTTCGTCGCGACCACGGCGACGCTCTCCAGCTCGGTCCACGCCGGGTCGTCGCGGGGAGACGCGCTCCAGCGCACGACGGGGAACTCCGCGGGCTCCTCGCTGAAATAGGTGTACAGGTCCGAATAGGTGTACGTGGCATCGTTCGAGACGGCCGGCGCGAAGTAGACGACGGTCGCGATGACGTTCGTGTTCGGTTCCACGCCCGAGACGCCGAAGTCGAGCATGAAGCCCTGGATGTACCCCACGCCCTCGACCCCGTTGACGACCGCGCGGACGCCGTCGACCAGCGCCGCGACTTCCGCGACGGCGTTGCTCGTGGCCTGCAGCGCGGCGTCCGCGGCGACCAGCGCGACGACGTTGGAGGCGAGCTGGGCGACGGTCGCGACGGCCCCGGCCGGCGACAGCCCGGCGGGCGTCACGATGACGAACTCGGCGTCCTGCGCGCGGCAGAGTCCGCACAGCGCCGCGAGGACCAGCAGCGTGGATAGTCGGCTGATCATGGCGTGGTCTCCGGTCGAGTTGTGATGCCGTCTACGGTGACGCTGTCTGTCCGCAGCATGACGCGATTGCCACTAACTTGTTTCCGGTCGTAGATCGTGGTTGGAGCGGATGCATGTTCCATCCATACCCGGTTGAACGGATGTAGCGTGCAGGTTTCGAGCACCGCGTCGCGCCTTCCGTCGCCGTCCGTGTCGCGGTCGAACACAAGCCAATTCTGGCGCATGATGTAGTTCTGGGCTTCGTTGGTCGTCACCATCGTCAGGCGGTCGGCGACATTGGTGGCTTCCGCGAGCGTGCAGGACGTGCGGACGGTGTTTTCGGAAATGGTCGCCGTAAACTCTCTACGCCACGGAGCTGAGATGCGGACCGCATCGAGGCGCGATTGCTCCGCACGCCATTCGCGGTGGTCCGTTTCGATCATGACAATCATTCCGGCGGAAAACGTCAACGACGCAACGACGGCCACATATCCAACGAAGAACCGTACGTTCCACTGTTTGTCGCCCGTAGTCATGGCGTCACCTCCGTCCCAATTATCAGCCAATGCCCGTTGCTCACCGACACCGTCCACAAAATGTTGGTGGCGGAGTCTAGACTCGGCCACGAAATGGCGGCGACCGCCTCCGCGACCTGGTTTGTCGTGGCCACGGCCGCGTAGACGGCCTGGTTGGTTGCGACGGACAGCGTCCCGTTGTAGACAAGGCCGTTGTGCACGGGCAACAGGCCGTTCCCGCAGTCAAACACACCCGTGACCGCAACCGGCAAAACAACCGGGTCGTAGCAGTAGTTATAGCCGTACCAGTTGTTGTTCGTGATGCCGTAGAAGTTGGAATCTCGTCCGGTGACGCCGTTGACGTGCGCCACGATGTTGCTGCCGCGGCCTAGGAACAGCCAGATGTCCCTTGACCAGTTGCTGCCCGTGTACGACGCCATCCAAAGGCCCGTGGCCGCGTGGATCGAGGCGCCCAGCGACACGGGAAAATCGCCGTCCCACATGATGCCGGTGTCGGCCCACGTGAAGTCGCCGTCCGCGGCGGCGGACAGATTGGTGGCGACGCTCTGCGGCGAGACGAGCACCCGCAGCGAGTCGGCCCGGTCGTCGTCGGACGCGAGTCCCATCAAGGATACTCCCGCGACCGCGTTGGACGCCGCCGCATCGGCGTAGCCCTGCGCGTTGGTCTGCGCCTGGGCGGCGACGGCGGCGGCGTAGTCCTGGGCGTTGGTCCGCGCCTGCGCGGCGACGGCTGCGGCGTAGCCCTGCGCGTTGGTCTGCGCCTGGGCGGCGACAGCGGCGGCGTAGTCCTGGGCGTTGGTACGCGCATGCGCGGCGACTGTGTCGGCGTAGCCCTGCGCGTTGGTCTGCGCGTATGCGGACACGGCGTCGGCATAGCCCTGCGCGTTGGTCAGCGCCTGGGCGGCAACCGCGTCGGCGTAGCCGGGCGTGGCCCAAGGAGCGTTGGAGACCGTCACCGTGGCGAAGTCGATCACCCGCGCGGGCAGCGGCAGGGAGTTGGGCGTCGCGCCCGGGGCGCGCTTCATCTTGAGCGTGCCGTTGGCCCGGTAGCTCCTCCCGCCGGACGAGCCGGACACGCCGACGAAATACGGGTACTGCGCGGCCCCCACGTCGTTGGTCGGGCTCCACGTGGCGCGGACCAGACCGGCCGTGTTGGTGACGACCTCGGCCGGCGCGGACCACCAGAGCGTGTCCATGCCGTTGGTCTGCCAGTAGAGCGTCGCCGTCTCCGCGCCCGTCCAGGCGACGGCGGTGCCCGCCTCGCGCAGCTCGGGGAGCAACAGCGCCGTCTCGCCCTGGTAGACGTCCCAGTTCTGCGCGGCGGGGCGCTGCGCCTCGGCGATCCAGCGGAGGGGGACCTGGGAAAGGATGAAGGATGAAGGATAAAGGACAAGGGCCAGAAAGGCGGCTGCGACGGGCTTGCAAGGGGTTTGCATCAGGAGACCTCCCCGTATTCGAACACATAGGAACAGACGACCGAGACGCCGCGCACGCGGCAGGAGCAGGAGGCCATCGCGCCGACCAGCGACTGCGTGCTCGATCCGTCGGCGATCTCCAGCTTGGTCAGCGCCTGCAGGCAGACGGCCTTGGCGTGCGCCGCGGCCCACAGGCGGGCCGCGGCGTAGGTGGAGAACTCGCGCAACGCCGAGAACGGGTAGCTCCCGGTGTTGCAGCCGCGCGCCCGCACCACGGCGGCGGCGGCGCGGACGGGGCGCGAGACGGCGGTCGACTGCGCCGCGTTGAACTCCTCGCCGTCCCCGAGCGGCCCCTGGGCGTAGGTGTCGCTGGGGCGTGCCGGCCCGTGGACCAGGACGATGTCGGCGGAGCTCGCGGCGTTGGTCAGCGTGATCGTCACCTAGGCGTCCCTCCGTGATCAGTAATCAGTGATCGGTGATCAGTTATCAGTGATCGGTAGACAGCGATCGGTCTACGCCTCGGGCTCGGGCTCGGTGGCGATGGCGATGTCGAAGACCGCGCCGAGCGTGGTGTTCGGCGATTCGCCCGAAAACTCGCGGCTGGCCTCGAAGCCGATCTCGTTGGAGCGCAGCACGCTCGCGCCCCAGCGGCTGCCGCCGGTCAGCAACGCGGCGTCCTTAAGAGTCACGAGCAACCCGCCGACCTCGCCGGTGATCACGAGGTCCTCGCTCTGCCGCAGCGTGCTGCCCAGGGCGAGGCCCTCGGGACGGAGCTGCGTGAGCAGCGCGGAGGCGGAGATCCCGACGGGCACGCAGCTCGCGCGGGCCGTCACCCCGGTGATGCGGTAGTCGACCGTGCCGATCCCGGCGACGTAGATCGGCTCCGTCTGCACCTCGAAGGAGACGCGCCAGCCGTCCTCGGTCGGGATGTCGATGCTGTTCCACGCGCCGGCATAGGGCACGGCGACGACGAGCCCCTCGTCGAACGTCTCGCTCCACGCTCCGGTGGTCGAGCTGAAGAAAGCCCCCGTCGCTGTGCGCGCGGTGTTGTCCTTGACAAGCGCGGTGAAGGCGGCCTGCCCGAACGCGGTGGCCTTGGGCGAGAGCACCAAATCCGGCATCTTCGTCAGGGCCGCGTTCGGGAAGGTCAGTTTGCTGCCGTCGATGCCGTGCACCAGGAGCGCCGTGTCCGAGGCCGGAAACACGCGCGACCCGACGGACGGATTGCGGAACGCTGCGGGGAAAAGCAGCGTCAGCAGGTCCGCGCTGATCTGGCCCGCCGGCGTGAAGGTGATCTCGGCGATGGCGTCGCTGATGCGAGGCGCGCCCTGGCCGTGGGTGGAGATCTGCGGGCGCCACGTCTCGGGGTTGCAGGACGCCTCGATGTTCTCCTGGGAGAACAGCGTAGGCCCGGTGCCGTACAGGAGGGTGCCGGGTCCGGTGAGGATGTTGCCGCGGGCGATGGATGGGCTGGCCATGGTGGGCTCCGTGATTGACGATTGACGAATGCCGAGTGACGAATGCCGAAAGAAAGCGGGCTAGGAGGGAAACCCGAGGTCGGCGTCGAAAAGGACGCGCGTGGTGAAGCTCGGGACGTAGACGACGATGGGCTTGGTGTCGTGGCGGCTGTAGCTGATCTCGGTGGCGGTGAGCACCTGCCCGCGCGTCCAGCCGAAGTGGTGCAGCGCCCGGACCGCGAGCACCGCGACGCGGATGCCGGGGATCTTGCGGCCCGACGCGCCGCGGTTGACGGCCGGGACCTCGGCGCACTCGACGAAGATCTCCGCCTCGCACTGCGGCAGCGGCAGGTTCGGGCTAAGGAACCGCCCGCCGCCGGTGGAGACCGCGATCACCAGGCCGCCGCCCGTGGCGAGGCCCTTGGCGATCTCCGCCTGGATGTCGAGCCGGTCCTCGCCGAGGACGGGGATGCCGGCCAGGGCGGGGACGGACTGCAGGCGGGCCACGACTGCGGAGCGCAGGTCGTCGAGTGTGCCGGGTTCGGTCACGGGCTATTGCTCCAGGCCATGCACCGTAACTGTGCAGGCGTTGGTTACAGAGGCCGTGACCGTCGGGGAGTTTCCCCGTCGGATGTACCAGTCGTTCGTTTCGAAGGACACCCCGCTATAGGCCGCGCCGCCGTCGTTGCCGTGGGCAACGGTCTTCCACGCCGGACCTCCCGCCGACTTGGTAACGCTGAGCGTGCCGTTGGTGGCGGCGGTGCCCGCGTACAGCCATTCCACCGCCAGCACCTTGATGGCGCTGTTCGCCGGCTGCGCGACGCCGGCGGAGTACGTGTTGGTCGCGACGTTGGCCGAGCCGCCCGGCAGGGCGAACGTCAGCGTCACGGGCGTGCCTTCGGCGCGCGCCGTCTGCGCCGGCATCATCAGCGCGAGGACCGCGCAGACCAGCAGTGCTTGCATCAGAGTCATTCCGAATTTCTTCATGGTTCCGTTTCCTTCCTTCGTCCTTCTTCCTTCAGACTTCTCACTTCGGCCTACAAGCCGTTGAGGTCGCCCCTGCGGAGCGTCGTGCCGCCGCCCGCGGCCAGCTCGGCGGATGCCGACTTGGCGTCGAGCGTCGACTCTTCCCCGGCTTCCGGCAGCTCCACGGCGAACAGGCCGCGGGCCGCGTCGCGCAGCAGGGCTTCGGCGGACTTCGCCGCTTCCCTGCGCACGTCGTTGAGGTCGATCATCAGGCCGGCCGTGCGGCCGTACAGCGCGGGCACGAGGAGGGCGCACGCCGCGTCCATGAGCCGCGCGGGCACCGTGCCCGCCGGACCCATGACGTTGCGCGGCCACGCGGCCACGTAGCCGCGCACGCGGTCGACGACCTGCGCCACGGCCTCCGCGACGGGGTCGGTGCCGTCCGGGGCCGAAGCCCGGATCGACTCCAGCTCGTCGGCGGAGAGCTTCGCGGTGATGTCGCTGTCTGCGATTGCGCGCCACGTGGCCATTGCGTGTTCCTCCTACGGTGCCTGCGGGGGTGCGGTCAGGAGACCGTGTACTTGAGCAGTCCGACCGTGCCGGTGGCCACGATGCGGACGTAGCGCTCGACCGTGACGGCCCAGCACTTTTCGTTGACCTGCCGCACGTAGACGCGGTACTGCGTCCCGTCGCCGCAGGGGCTCCAGAAGCGCTTCATGTTGCTCGGGTCGTCCTTCGTCAGGCCGGCCTCGGCGTAGAGCGCGATGGCGTAGGCGCCGCCGCCGACCTTGGCCTTCGCGGCGGCCGCGGACTGGTAGCGGGCATTGATGTCCATGCCCTCCTGGAATCCGCAGTAGCGGGCCACCTCGGAAGGCGTGGTGAGCGCGATGCCCGCGAAGCCCCCGGCGGTCGTCTTGGCGCGGAGCGCGGTGAGGCGCTTCGTCCAGGCCGCGCCCAGGAACGCGATCCGGTTGGGGTTGAAGCCCATCGCGTCGCCGCTGGCCTCGCAGAGCGCGATCAGGTCGGCGTCGGGATCGCTCGCGCTGTCCCACGTCTTGGGCGTGTTCTCCGCTCCGGCCACGGCCAGGGCGATGGCGGCGACCAGGTCGTTGCGGACGGAGCGGCGCATGAGCATGCCCACGGCCTCCTGCTGCCAGTCCTGTTCCATGCCGACCTCGTCCATGTCGACGAACGTGGTCAAGCCGCGGTTCACCGTCTTGCTCTGCTCGATGGTGCCCGAGGACTTGACGCGCTTGAAGTCCGCGCCGACCGCGCGCTCGTCGTCGCTGTCGACGAGGAAGTCCGCCGCGGCATTGGCCTTGCGGAACTCGAAGCGTCGCGAGGTGCGCACTCCGGGGGCGAGGAAGTCCAGCATCCCCTGCAGGTTGCTGGGGTCGCGCCAGCCCACGGCGAACGTGGTCAGCGGCTCGCTGAAGTGCGTGTTGTTGAAGCTCGCGGCGTCCGCGAGCGCCACCATGCCGTGCGCGGGACTGCGGACGGCGGTGTCGAGGGGGAGGAGTTCTTTCATGGTGCTTGTTCCTTGTTGGGGAATTGAGGATGGATGGAGCCCGGCTTAGTTGCCGGAGATGACGACCGGATACGGGACGCAGCCCTCGTACTCGATTTCGTCCGCCGCGGCGGCGGCGGCGGTGATCGCGCGGCCGATCACGTAGTACGTTCCGTTGACGGTCGTCGGCAGGGTCTGGACCTTGCCCGCGGTGGCCGCGCAGAGGCGCGCGCCGACGGCGATGGCGGCGAGCGCCACGCCCTTCTTGGTGCCGGGAGCCGAGAACAGCTCGACGCCGACATCGTCCTCGGCCGCGTCCGTCGCGGAGGTTGCCACGCCGATGGGGTTCTCGGTGGCTGCGGTGGCGACGGCGACATGGTTGTCGTCGGTGCCGGCCTTTACGACGACGCCGTCCGCGAGGGCCGCGTCGCATTTCCGGGTGATCTTCCCGTTCTCGTGGGTTCCGATGCTCATGGTTCTTTGGTCCCTTGTTGGGGTGGTGTGGAAATGCGCGTGCGGCTACTCGCCGAACAGCGCGGGGTTCTGCTTGCGGACGCGCTTGAAGGCGTCGTCGTAGGAGATGTGCTGCTCCGCCATCGCGGCGTTGACGAGCTCGTGGACGCGGACGCGGCGCTCGCTGGTGTCGGCGCTGCGGCGCGCGGCGTCGCCCGCGGCGGGCTTGGTCTTCATCAGCGGCGGCAGCGCGGCGATCTCGGAGGCGCGCGTGTCGAAGGCGTCGCCCGCGTTGACCAGCTCGGCGATCCGCGACTCGGCGTGCTCCTGGAGCACGGCGCCGCGCGACACGGCGGCGTTGACAAGCGTCTGCGCGAGCAGCCGCGTCTTGGCGACAAGCTTCGTTTCCAGCGCGGCGGCTCGCTCGGCCAACGTACCGGAAGCGCACTCCAGCGTGTCGCGTTCGGCGGTGGCCGCGTTCAGCTGCTGCGTCAGGGTCTGGACGTTGCCCAGGGCGGACTGGGCCGCGTTGACGAGGGAGTCCTCGTCGGCGTAGGTGCCTCCCAGGAGGGCGGCGATTCGTTCGGTGAGCGTCATGGGCGTCTCCGTCCCCCCGCCTGGGTGTGCCGCGTTGACCAGCGGGGGCATGGGCCAATTCGGCGTGTTGACGAGGCCCGCGCTGCGCATCAGGCGGGGCTCGAAGATGCGCGTCCCGTTTTCCTTCCCGGCGTCGGCGCCGAGGAACAGCGGGGAGAAAAAGCGGTACTTCTTGGACTGCACGAGCGACCAGCCTTCGTCCGTCCACTCCGTGCGCATGTCGAGGCTGTTGGCGGAGACGCGGAAACCCTTGATCCAGCCATAGGCGGGCGGCATGTTGCGCAGCCACTCGGCCGGATCGGTGGTGCCGTTCTTGGGCCAGTAGTCCGGATGCCCGACGTACATCGGCAGCCCGGCGCCGAGGCGCGGATCGGCGGCCATGGCGGCTTCCATCGCGGCGACGAACCTGCCGGCCGACGCGGCGTTGAGGCGCTGGATGCCGCGCACCCCGTCGCGGTCGTAGGGCACGTCGGCGAACGGCACGGAAAGCCACTCGTGCGCGGAGCCCTCGCCGAACGGCACGGCGTTGAGCATGGGGCGGAGTTCAGTCCCGTACGCGGCGGCGTCCTCGGAGTTGACCAGGACAACAGCATCCATGCCGGCGCGAGCGGCGGCGCGGACCATTTCGAAAAGGCCAGCGGTGGAGACGGTAACGTTCATGATGGCGGTCTTCATGCTTCCTGGTCCTCCTTGAAGTGTTCGACGCCGTCGGCGAACGCCTGCGCCAGGCGGCGCGCCATCGCGGCGGGGGCGTTGCCGCGCGCGTCGATCTCGGCGTAGAGGCCGGCGGCGTTGGCGGCGAGGGATTCGAGCGCGGCCTCCATCTGCCCGTCGGGAAGTCGCAGGGCGGCTGCAAGGCGGTCGCGGAGCGGCTGCAGGTCGGCTGCCAGCGCCTCCATGACGGCGTCTCGGCGGGGCTCCTGGCCTCCGGCGTTAGCCATCGCGGCGGGGGCTCCGGCGGCGGGCTTGGCGAGCGCCTCGCCGGCCTCGGGCGTCGGGCGGCCGTAGCGCGAGAGCAGGTCGGAGACGGAAACGGGGACGCCCCAGCCGACGAGGGCCGCGTCGACCTTGAGGTCCCGTTCGACGAAGGGGTTGGTGGTGGCGATGCGGATCTCCGCCAGCGCGGGCACGTCGCCCAGCGTGTACCGGAGCACGTACCGCGAGACGCGCTCGGCCAGCACCTCCTCGGCCCAGCGTGCGTCGTCGTTCGTCAGCAGGTCGGTCTCGGCCTGCTGGAGCGAGGCGCCGGTGGCGTCGGCGCTGGAGATCGTGCCGAGGTCGCCGCCGCGCCAGAGGGCCGTCAGGCGGCGGTCGCAGCGCTCGACGATCTTCTCGTAGGGCAGCTCGCCCTTGGCGTTGGCGTCGATGGTCTTGACCGTGGCGTCGCTGCCCGTGAGCAAGGCCCAGTCCTGGCCGAAGTTGGCGAGGGCGTCGCGCAAATCGTCCCACTCCTGCGTGCCCTTGCGCGCCGGGGTCTGGCCGTGCAGGCCGGGGACCACGTAGCGGTGGCAGTAGACGAGCCAGTCGCGGAGCGGCAGGTGCTTGTACAGGTACAGCACGAGCGAGGCCACGCCGAGGCGGTCCGGGTGCGAGGAGACGAGCCAGCCGCCCTCCTCCAGCTCGACGCCGTTGTACGCGCCCTCGCTGGGCAGGTAGCGCAGCTTGCCGGTGCGGCGCTCGAACAGGTCCAGCGGCACCTGGCGGAACTCGGCGGAGAGCCCGTCGGGAGAGGGACGCCAGACGATCTCCTGGACGCTCCACCCGGCGCCCACCGCGCGCAGCATGCCGCGCAGCAGCGCGGAAAACCCGCCGGAGGCGTCCTCGTCGAGGGCCTCGGTGTAGCGCAGGCTGCGGTAGAACGCCTCCAGGATGTCCTTCTGGCGGGCGGCGGCGGGCGAGTCTTCCCGGGAGACGACTTCCCAGTCCAGGCGCGAGACGGCCTTGAGGCGCTTGGGCTCGACGGTGGGGATCGTGTCGTCGCGGAGCCGGGCGTCTTCCCAGAGCCGCGCGAAGGCGGCGAGGTCGCCGCCCTTGTAGGCGTTGAGCGCGGCGGCGAGGGTGCGCGGCGTCAGGGACTCCAGGGGGGACCACGCGGCCATCATGCGCAGCTCGACGCGCGAGGCGCTGACGACCGGCCCGGACTTGGAGGCGAGGAAGCTGGGCAGGCGGAACTTCACAGCAGAGGCCCTCCGAAGGTGTTCCCGTTTCCGTCGAGCGGATGTCCGTCGGCGGCGTGGACGCGGCCCGCGCCGCAGGAACCGCCGCGCGTGGCGGCGTCGGAGGCGACGGCCTCGGCGACGCGGGCGTAGGCGCTGGCCAGCAGCAAGTGGTTTTCCACCTGGTCGATGTAGTGCTCCTCGCGGCCCGTGGCGTCGCGCTCCTTGCGGGCGCCGGAGAGGATGTGCGAGTGCAGCGTGGCGACGATGGGCTGCGCGCCGGGCACGTCCGCAGGCAGGAGCCAGAGCGGCTCGCTGCGCAGGCGTCCGTCCGCGCCGACGACCTGCACGCCCTCGCTGGCCGTGAGCAGCTCGTCGACCGCCATGCCGATGGCCTCGTCGCGGTTGCACGAGACGACGGGGTAGAAGCTGGAGTTTGCGGGCGTCAGGCGGCAGGCCTGCGCGATGCCGCTGCCGGGCTTGCCCGTGAACTCGACCGCCGCGCAGCGGAGGCCCGTCCAGACGCGGCGCGCGCCGTCCCACGTCACGGCCCCGAGGTCGATCCGCCCGCCGAGGTCGAAGCCTCCCGCGCCGTGGATCTCCGGCTGGATGCCGTTGAGGAGCAGGCAGAGGTCGCGCGCCAGGTCGCGCAGCGGACCGGCGTCCACGAAGAGGCAGGATGCGCCGAGCGTCGCGAAGAGGGCGGGCACGCGGGAGCGTACCGACTCCGCCGCGATGCTCTCGGCCCACACCGTGGCCTTGCGGCCCGTGGCGGTGTCCAGCTCGCGGCAGGTGAACCAGCAGCGGTCGCCGGTGTCCAACCCGCAGAAGCGCACGCGGCCCTCTGGGGAGGGAGCCAAGGACAGGAACACGGGGGAAAGCGTCGTCGCGCGGTGCAGTACTTCCGGCGTGACGGCCTGCGCGGTGCTCTTGGGGATGGCGAGGCGGTCGCAGGAAAAGGCCTTCATCGAGTCGGGGTCGCGCACGGCGTTCTGCCACGATTGCGCGAACATGATGACGGGCAGTCCCGAGCAGCAGAGCTGCGAGACGCGGACGCTCCACTTGCGCGCGGCGACGCGCTCCGGGCGGCGCGCCTCGTACGCGATCTGGGTGCGGTCCAGACCCTGCCCGCAGTCGGGGCACGCGAAGTAGTACTTGCCGGTCGGACTGAAGGCGTGGCGTCCGCCCGCGTTGTCGAGGAAGTCGCCTTCCGGCGTCAGCCATGGGTCGATGCCGAGGTGCCCGACTTCCAGCCTGCAAATCTTCGGCCAGCTCTCCTCGGGGTTGTGCTTCGCGCCGCAGGCCGGGCAGACCAGGTAGCCCACGTGCTGCGTGCCTTCCTCGAACTTGAGGTTCTGGCCCGCGCCGTGGTAGCGCTGGGTGCCGATGGTGACGTGGAACCGGAGCAGGGACGCCGTCATGCGGCCTTCGAGGAAGCGCGCGTTGGCGTCCTTGATGTCGTCCTTCTCGTCCTCGATCACGCAGTCGGCGGAGAAGGTCGTCGGCACCTTGGCGTTGATGCCGCGCATGTAGCTCATGGCGGTGGTCGTGCCGTCGGTGAGCAGCATCGCGCCCTTGCGGTCGGCGGCCTTGCCGGAGGCGTTGAGCGCCTTGCCGACCTTGGCCATGGCGGCGAGCCACGGAATCTGGTCGATGACCTCGGGCCGTTCCTTGCCGTCGACGATGCCCTGCACCAGGTCGTCGTCGGGCAGGGCGTAGTAGGTGTTGCAGCCGCGCACGGCGGCGAGGTAGGCCTTGAGGTGGAGACCGATGATCGTCTTGCCGAACTGCGCCCCGCCGCACACGTCGAGGCAGGCGTCGGCGACCGGGCCGTCGGCGCGTTCGGAGTCCGTCCCGAACATGGCGACACGCTCGGCGGGCGAAAGGTAGGCGGTGGAGTTGCCGAGCACGCGGTCGATCACGCCGATCACCATCAGCAGCGGCTCGCGGCCGGCCGTGCTGTACGGCAGGAACTTCGTCCCGACCTTCACGCTGGCATGCTTGTGCATGAACTCGTGGAACGAGATCCCGCGCGGCACCTTGACGGCCGGCTCGGCCTCGGCGGCGGCGGCGGCGACGCGGTCCCGAATGGAGGTTTGCTTCTTCATGCCTTAAGCCCCTCCTCGATCTCGGCTTCGATTCGCCGAATCCGCTCGACCGCGTTCGCGCAATTCTCCGCGTCGATGTCGATCCCCACGAACTTGCGGCCCGTGCGCAGGCACGCCACGCCGGTCGATGCCGAACCCATGTACGGGTCGATGACCGTCTTGCCCAAGCCCACGCGGATTGTGTCCAGGAGCCACGCCATCAGCTCGACGGGCTTCTGCGAAACGTGCAGTCGCTTCTGCTTGCTCGACCCGTCCTCGCCCGCACGAAACGCTCCCATCCAGAAGTGTCGGAAGATGCACCGCGCGTTGCGCCGGTTTGTCCAGACAATCTCTGCGTCTGCAAACGTCGCTGCCGCGCCCTGGCCAACGCTCTTGTCCCACGTAAGGAACATTCCCTTGGGCAGACGCTGCGCGAAGTGGTCGCCTCCGCACAAAGCGATGGGCATGTTTTTTTTTCCGGAAAAGTCCAGCAAGGGGGCGGGGTCGAAATCAACGTCGTCGCCATGGATGGGCTTGTTACAGTGACAAGCGTGGTGTGGCGGAACTAGCCCTGAACTCTTTTGTTTCGCGCCGTAAGTGAACTTGACTCCATACGGCGGGTCGCTCACGACGGCGTCGATGCCGCGCAGCAGCGGAAGCATGGGCAGGCAGTCGCCGCAGTAGAGCGTGGCGCGCTTGCTCTGGTAGATCGGGGTAGGCAGGGTGGTCACTGTGCCCCCCCTTCCGTCGCGGCGGTGTCCGCACCCTTCCCCGCGTCCAGCGCTTGCAGGAACGCGGCGAGGGCGGCCTTGGCTGCGGGGTTGCCTTCGGCTTCCTTGAGCAGTGCGTCGACGGCGAGGTCGCGGGCGTTGCGGTCCTTGCCAGCCAGCTCGCGCTCGGTCTGGTCGAGCTTCCAGACGGCGAGCTGCTGCTGCACGGAAAGGTCGCGCATCGTGAGGTCGAACTTGAGCATGCGGATGCGCTCGCGCAGCTTTTCGTCGGCATCCGACGGCAGTTCGGCCACGGCCTCGTCGCTGGCGCGGACGGCCTGCTCGGCGCGCCAGACGCCCATGTGGTACGTGACCAGGTTGTGGACCGCGCCCATGCTGGCCGCCACGCCGCGCTCCTCCAGCCACGCCAGCATGTCGCGGAAGCCCGGCGCGTCCGTCGCCACGAAGGCGAAGAACTCGTCGAGCTGCGCGGCCCGCTTGAGGCGGGCGAAGAGGCTATCGGATCGTGGATTCATGGGAGCAATCTGGAACTCAGGAAGGCAGGAAGAGACGGGAGCGTTTGAAAAGCGCACGCGGCGTGCGCTTTTCAGAATTGGGATTCGTAGGCGAGCTTGCGGGCTTCGGCGAAGCCATCCTTGGTGATGGTCCAGACGTTGCCGCGGAGGGAGTCCACGCGGCGGACGGCAAGGCCGTCGTCGCGCAGCTTGGCGAGGGCGGCGGCGACCTCGGCGGCGGTGGCGGTCGGGGAGACCGCGATCTGGAAGTCCGTGACGAGCTGTAGCTCGCGGGCTTCGATGCCCTGGTACTGGTGCAGGATGCCGAGCAGCTTCTGGGCGTAGAGTTCGGGCTTGCTCACAGGTCCTCCCCGGTTTCGGCCAGCATCGCGGCGGGGGCCTTGCCCTGCCCGATCAAGACGCCGAGGAGCTTGCCCACGGCGCGGTTGGTGCGTTGCGATTCGCGGAACAAGGTGTCGATGCGGGCGTGGGTGCCGCGCGTGCGGTCCTCGTCCTTGGAGTCGAGCGCGGCGAGTTGGATGCGGATCGCCTCCGAGTCCTTGCGGCAAATGCCCTGGCACTGGACGAACTCCTCGCGGCGGACGTAGTCGCGGTAGAGCTCCTCCTGGACGGGGGGCTTGCGCGTGCCGTGGTCCTTGATCTTGAGCCACGCGAGGATCGCGGCCCCGGCCGCGGCCGCCCCGACGAGCCACTGCGAACCTGCGTCCGTGACCTGGGTGGCGGGCGCCTGGGCGGCCTCGGCGGCGAAGGCGGCTGCGGGCGAGGCGAAGACCGCGGCGACGGCGGCGGCGAAAAGCGCACGCGGCGTGCGCTTTTCGTTTTCCGTAGCGTCGCCCGCCCAGGACGGCGCGCGGGGAGGGACATCCCGGAGCGCCGGAGCCTGGGCGGGGTGGACGTGCCCGGCGGTGCAACCAGCAATGTCCGCCGGGCGCTTCACACTCGCGTTTTGCGGTATATCGACGGAAAACGGGGCGGACGCGGGGGCGGTCCCCGCGCCGCGGCGGCATGCGTTACATGGCGGTTGACTCCTGGTTTCCGGTGATCCGTTCGTCATGCCGGGCACTATGCGGCATACGTCTCTGGCGCGCGCGCGCGCGTGCCGGATGTGCAAAGTATTTCGGATTGCGGGATTGCGGGATTGCGAAACCGAAAAGCGCACGCGGTGTGCGCTTTTGAAAAATTGACGGCATCGAAGTCAAGCAATTAAATCGCGCCGCTCATTTTTCGGGGCGCTTCGCGAGTTCGGCGGAGATGGCGGCGGATGCCTCCTCGCCGCTGCTTCCGGCGTTTCGCAACTGGACGTAGACCGCCGCGACGAGCGGTAGATCGTTCGCCGTGGGCGTGGCGAGGTGAACCCGGTTGACGTTTTCCAAAACCGACTGGATCGTCTCCTCGATCCCGTACTTGTCGCGTAGTATCTGAGACGCCTTAACGGCCACGTCGGCCGCGTGCTGCTGCGTCGTGCCGTACCGCGTCGCCATCTGCTCCAGCAGCGCCGACACCCGCGTCTTGTCGATCTCTTTCCACAGGCGGCGGCCGGCGTCGATGCGCACGACCTGTTCCGCCAGCGACGGTAACTGTTCGTCCGAGCGGCACGGTGCGGACATCGCCACAAGCGCGGCGGCGGAAATCGCGAAGGCTGTTCGTGCGTTCATGTTCCGGTTTTCTTTCGTTGCTTCATCCAGCGCGCGACTGCGCTCCACATTCCGATGATGAAGGCCCCGAAGCCGAGGCGTCGGGGTAGCGGCAGACGCCGCGCGAGAGCCTTTCGATGGTCGCGGCCTGCGATTCGACCGTCCGCGCCAAGCTGGCCACCTGTGCGCGGAGCGTCTCCAATTCCGAACGGGCCACAGGTTCGCCGGAGTACCTGCAGGCGGGATCGTTGGCCGCGCTGTCAACATCCGGCCCCGGTGTAGCGGCGGCCATGTCAGCACCCTGCCGCGAGATTGTAGCATGCACCGCCTTCCATTCCCGCAGGCGGCGGAGGAGGTCAGGCGTCGCGGAGCGCTGCCCGATCTCTAGCAGCGACACGTAATTACGTGATATTCCAAGGAAATCGGCCAGCTCCTGCTGCGTCACGCCAAGCTCCGCCCTTGCCTGCGAGAACGGCGTCGGACCGTGTTTGCGCATGTAGCAATTTCCTTGTTGACAGTGTAACGGTCTGCCGCTACATTACGGCCCCATGAAACACGGATTTTCTACGCGGGGCAAAAAAGAGAAGGCCGCACCGGACCGCAGGCTGGTGGGCATGGCGAGGGCCGCGCTGATCCTGCGCGGCACCACGCTGGCCGACTGGGCACGGGCCGAGGGCTACCTTCCGTCGACGCTGCACAACGCGGTGTCGGGACGGCGCGCCGGGCTCCGCAGCCGGATGCTGCGGACGAAGCTGCTGCGGGAGTTGGGGATCGGCGATCCGTGCGTGCGCGCTCATGTGCGAGAGGCTACGCCCGGCACTTCGGCGCGTCAATAGCGATTTTGCGCCGGGGCGGTTCCC